ATAAGACTATATAACAGGAAGTATTATGGCAATAGTAACAGATAGAGTTGGATTAGTAGATTACTGCATGAGGTCTTTAGGTGCCCCAGTAATTGAAATTAATGTTGATGAAGATCAAGTTGATGACAGAATCGATGAGGCATTAGAATATTATCAAATGTTTCATGATGATGCCGTAATACGTAATTACTTTAAGCATCAATTAACTGCGGATGATATAACGAATAGTTATATTACAATGCCGACAGGTATAACCTCGGTTACTAAATTATTACGTCACGGTTCCGAGACTGGTGATTCACTATTTGATGTAGAGTATCATATGCGACTTCAAGATGTTTATAATCTAGGTTCTGCCGGTACACCTTCAATGCAAACTTATTTACAACGAATGGTTAATTTAGAAATGATTGATCAAGCCTTGAACTCAACAGAGTTACTTAGATTCAATAGACATATGAATAGGTTACATATCGACGAAGGCTTTGATGGCTTAGTGGTGGGTGATTACATTGTGGTTGAAGGTTATGAAATTGTTGATCCTACAACATACACTGATGTATATAATGATATGTTCTTAAAAAGATACTGTACTGTTCTTATTAAAAGACAATGGGGGCAGAACATGATGAAGTTCGATGGCTTTACATTACCAGGTGGTATCACTATGAATGGTAGACAAATGTATGAAGATGCTATTGAAGAAATTACTAAATTAGAAGAAGAAATGCAACTGGCGTGGCAAGCACCAGATAATTTCTTAATGGGTTGATATGGCAACTTCCGTTTATTTCTCTGGTAAGGTTAAATCAGAACAGAATTTCTACGAAGACCTTGTAATTGAATCCCTTCAATTATTTGGACAAGATGTAGTATATATCCCAAGAGAACAAATAGCCCATGATGATATATTAAATGAATCTTTCGCTAGATACAAAGACGGATATCCACTTGAAATGTGGATTGAAAACGTTGATGGATTTGAAGGTGATGGTTCATTACTATCCAAGTTTGGACTCGAAATTAGAGATCAAGCAACCTTTGTTGTTGCTAAAAAGAGATGGCGTCAAGCGGTTGGTAAACATTTAAATGAAGCTGTGGGTAATGATACATCATTCTATCCAGCCGAAGGTGATTTATTATACCTATCTATGACTGATAGATTATTTGAAATTAGATATGTTGACCGTAAGGATCCATTCTTTCAAATGCAAGATTTTCCTGTATATAAAATGCAGTGTGAATTATTTGAATACAATGATGAAGAATTCGATACAGGCATTGATGCAATTGATAGTATTGAAAGTATTAATGCAACTTCATATTCTTATGCATTAGGTACTGGCTCTGGTGAATATAGTATTGGTGAAACAGTAACACAATGGACTGGTACTAATGATTCAAATGGTGATCCAATTAATATTGAGGGTGAAGTAGCTACTTGGGATAACATAGGTATGGGTGGTCAATTAACTATTGTTTCACATAAGACATCTGATGGTAAGTTTAGAATCTTCTATGTTGATCCTACCAATGAAATTGTTGGTACAGAATCAGGTGCAACATATCCTGTAGAAGTTGCTGACAATAAGACCAATTATAATAGAGAAGTTTATAGTGATAATGATATCTTCCAAACGGAAGCAGATGATATCATTGACTTCTCAGAAGTTAATCCATTTGGAGACCCAAGTTAATGTTTGAATCTCATTTCTATAACGAATCAACCCGGAGAATGGTATCAGTATTCGGATCTTTATTCAATGACATAGAGGTTAGGAAGACTGACTCTGCTGGTAATGTACTACAAGAGATTAAAGTACCATTGGCTTATGGACCACGTCAGAAGTTCTTGGCAAGGCTAAATGAGAAAGGTAGAGATCCTAAGATGGCTATTAAACTTCCTAGGCTATCATTTGAAATAAGTGATATGTCATATGATGGGGCGGCTAAATTAAATAGAAATAAGAAATATTCTCATGATGTGGTAGGTGATGTTAAGACTAGAAAAACTCTTGGTGCGCCTGCGGTATATAAAACAAATTTTGAATTAAACATTCTATCAAAGACCCAAGATGAGGCCTTACAAATACTAGAACAAATACTACCTATATTCCAACCAGACTATACGGTAACAATTAAAGACATACCTGAAATGGATCTTACCTCAGATGTTCCTATCATTTTAACTAACGTTTCTTTAAATGATGAATACGAAGGTGATCTTGTTGAAAGAAGGGCTGTTATATATACATTAACATTTGAAACTCGTATACGATACTATATGGGTATTCAAACTAAAGGTATTATTGAAAAGACTGAAGTTTATTATAATGATAGTGATAGCAGATTAAATATTGAAGTACAGAAAGTTGATGGAACCACTACCCCTTACACGGAGACTATTGACTTTTTTAACGAATAATTATAGGTAACACAATGAGTGATGATTTAGATGATGATTATAACATAATCAAAAAGAGTTTATTTGATTTAACTGACCAAGGGTCTGAAGCCATTGAGCTTATGATGGAACTGGCCAGAGAGTCTGAACACCCCAGAGCATTTGAGGTACTTGGACAATTAATCAAACAGAATGCAGAGATTGGTGAAAAAATCTTAAAGATGCATAAGACTAAAAAGGAAGTAGAAAAGGTTGATGATAAACCTCTGGCTTTAGAGCCTCCCACTGGTGTTACCAATAACAATGTATTTGTTGGATCAACAACTGAATTACAAAAACTACTACAGAATGAAAGTTTAAAGGTAATTGAACAAGACAATGAGCTTAATACTTCAAAATAAATATTTAGGCAACCCTAATGTAAGAGGGGCCGATGTAGAGCATACATGGACAAAGGAAGAAGTCCTTGAGTATCAGAAGTGTCATAAGGACCCAGTATATTTTGCAGAGAACTATGCCAAAGTAATATCACTTGATGAAGGTTTAGTACCATTTAAGTTATATGACTATCAGAGAGAGATGTTTAAACACTTCAATGATAATCGATTCTCTATTGTTCTGGCATGTAGACAGAGTGGTAAATCAATATCAACCGTGGCATATCTACTATGGTACGCCCTATTCCATTCAGAGAAGACTATTGCTATTCTAGCTAATAAAGGTGCTACTGCTAGGGAGATGTTAAGTAGAATTACTCTTATGTTAGAGAACACTCCATTCTTTCTCCAGCCTGGGTGTAAGGCATTGAACAAAGGGTCAATCGAATTCTCCAATAACTCCAGACTAATAGCCGCGGCTACTTCAGGATCATCAATTCGTGGTATGTCAATTAACTTACTCTACCTAGATGAGTTTGCTTTTGTTGAAAATGCAACTGAATTCTATACATCAACATATCCTGTTGTGAGTGCTGGTAAGACCACTAAAGTTATTATTACATCTACTGCCAATGGTTTGGGTAACATATACCACAGACTTTATGAAGGGGCTCTACAAAAGACTAATGAATTCGTTCCATATAGAGTAGACTGGTGGGATGTGCCTGGAAGAGATGAAGAGTGGAAGCGTATGACTATTGCCAACACATCTGAATTGCAGTTTGATCAAGAATTTGGTAACTCATTCCACGGTACTGGTAATACCTTAATCAATGCTAATACATTACTGGCATTAAAAGCCTCGGATCCTATTGCTGTTAAGGATAGCATTAAAATCTTTGAAGATCCTATTGAGGGTCATAACTATTTAATGTTTGTTGATGTATCCCGTGGTAGAGGTATGGATTACTCCACCTTTACTATCATTGATGTTAGCGTGGAACCATTCAATCAGGTTGCTACCTTTAGAGATAATATGATATCACCACTACTATTCCCAGATATCATATATAAATATGCCACTCATTTTAATGAAGCGTATGCTATAATTGAAAGTAACGATGCTGGGTTGTTGGTATGTAATGGACTATACTATGACTTAGAATATGAGAATGTATTTGTTGAATCAATGATTAAAGCTAATGCCATTGGTGTTACCATGAATAAAAAGATTAAACGTATTGGTTGTTCTAATATTAAAGATATTATGGAACAAGGTAAGTTAACAATCAATGATGAGGAAACAATAAGGGAAATGTCAACGTTTATTGGTAAAGGTTCTTCATATGAAGCAGATAGTAATGCTCATGATGACTTAATGATGAACCTCGTT